CCGCGCCCTCAGCCTCGGCAATGAGCTGCTTCTCGGCGTTATCGTCACCGTCGGCGCTCGTGCTGTTGGTTCGGGCTTGCACGCCCAGCGCCGACACCGGTAGGTCTGCCTCGCCCGCGAATTCGTTGGCGCACTGCAGAAGTAGGTCAATATGCGGCTGCGGGCTCGCGGCCTGAAACTGCTTGATGTCGGCGCGGGCGTTCTTGGGGTCGATCGCCTTATCGTCGTCGGGGATGCCCTTGATGCGGCCAAGCATCACCTTCCAGGAAGGTTTCAGCGAGCCATCCGGGTTCTTGAAGATCCGGGTATCGGCGCCGAGCATCCACAACTCGGGATAGCTGAACACGTCCGCGTGTCCCTCGGTTCGGATGAGTTCGCGCAATGCCCGGTCGTGAATCGACATGATGGGCTTTGAGATTCGTGAGGACCCGAACGGCCGACCCACCCGTGGCTTGTACACCAGCGCCTCGGCGGGCACACCGTGCTTGTGTTCACGCCATTGAACTTCCCATTTGCGGCCGGTCTTCTTGGCTTCTGCTGTTCGGTTGTGCAGGTACAGAGCAAGCTCTTGGGGTTGGGAATCCTCATCCCAGGCGATGATGGACAGCAGGTTGTCCAGGCGCCGGGTGCGCGCATTCCACTCGCCGGTGGCGTTCAGCGCGTCCTTGACGTGAATCAGCGACTTGGGCTCGTTGTCGCCGCCCTTGGTGTTGATCAGGAAGGCGGGGCCGTGAATCAGGGATGAGACAATGGCGCTGTTGGATTCGGTGCCGAAAAAGTTGTCGTCCCAAACCTCTTTGTATCCAATAGATTCGAGGTCTTCACCGGGCCAGACGTAGCCGTCGAGGTTGGAGCGGCGGGCCAGCACGTCAACGGCCTTGCCGGACCAGCCCAGCAATAGCCCCAGCTTGTAATACTGGCGGGGGATCACCTCGCCGACTTGCCGAATGGCCCGTCTGCCGTCGTAATACGAGGCACGTAGAAGGTTGTTCGGCTGGCAGTCGATGAGCTGCTGCAAAAGCCCGTTCAGCAGGTTGTTGTCGTCTTTCGTGAGCCCAGGAAGGGTGATCTTCGAAACCTTCACAGCACCACCGCCTCTCGTCCTCGCGAGCTATCGCTCGGCGCGGGTTTACGTTTGGTTGACGCCGCGAGTAGCGCCAGGGTTGCGGCCACGATCGGGTGAATGACCACCGTGGAGTCGCGCCGGTCCCATCCCCAGCCACCGGCGTCACCGATCTTGCGGCGTATCGCGTTCAAAATCGCTGAGGTAACTGACTTTTGATCGCCATGGGTGAGGGTGCGGGCCTTGATGCGGCTTGCCATCAGTCCGCAACCCTTCGTCATGTCTCGGGCCGTGGACCGGCGAACATTGACGTGCAAGGCTTTCAGGCCGGGGATCATCTGCGCCGCTGGCGACAGGTCATCGATCACGACCTCTATCCGTCGGCCCGCGGCCTTGGCCGTCCAGGTGATCGCCTCGGCGACATCGGTTCCGGCCCATATCTCTTCGATGTGCGCCGATACGCCTTCGATCCAGCACGCGTTCACCGAGATCTGTAGTCCGTGGGACATATCGACGCCGATACCGTCCGGGGCCACGTGGTCGTCGGGGCCTACGTCGATCAGCTCGCCCCAGGCATCGCGCGTGACCACGGGCTGATGCACCGATACCTCGTCCCAGATACCGAGGGCTTCGCGCAGCCAGGACTCCAGCGACTTGAGTTTCTTGCGCAGGCGCAGCATGGCGCGCTCGGAGGTGCGATGCGGGAATGAGGCGTTGGCCTTGCCCCACTGCGCCCGGTCCATCGGGTTGCACCCTCGGTCGGCTGACATTTCGATGTACGCCGTTTCGTTGGTCTCGCGCGCGGTCTCGTCGGTGAGCGTGTCCAGTGCTTCTTGGCGGTGCATGGTGAACACTTCGCCGGGATCTTTGGGCCTGGGCGGGGTGCCCATCATGAAAGTCAGCGGATTCTCGGCCACATTCTGGGCTGCGGCCATGTCTTCGAGGGTGCCCTCGGTCATGATCTGGGCCTCATCGAACACCAGGATGTCCACGTCGGAGAATCCACGGCCGAATCCAGATTCGCGGGCGCCGAACAGGATTCGGGATCCGTTGGTGAATATGATCTTTTCATCGCCACGCGCACGGTGGACGGCTTCGATGTGGGGATCGACCTTTGGCCGTGCGGCCATGCCTGCGAATGATTCGAAAGTCTCTGCGGCCGTGGTCTTTCGGTGCGCTGTCCAGATCACGGTCAGGCCGGGGTGGATCAGGCACAGCGCGAAAATGATGCACGCCACCAGGTAGGTTTTGCCCACCTGGCGCGGGATCGACAACACGATCGTGTCGGCGGCGTACAGGCCATCGGCCCGCTTGCCGAGGATCAGTCGGCCCGCACCGTCCTGCCAGCCGTCGAACTCCCATCCGAGGCGTTTGCAGGTATCGCGCACCGCTGGCCAGCCGGTCGAAACGATCCCGGCCGGAGCGATGACGTGCCGCGCGACCTCAGATAGCTTCGGGGTCCCAGGGCTCATCGCTCGTCGCGGCCACGACAGACGCCCCGCTTCCCGGCGTGGCGACCTTGATGGCCTCGATTTCCTTGGAGATCGCCGTCAGACGGCCATGCAACGCGGCCTTGGCCGCCCCGCTCGCGCCGCCCAGGTCCCGGATGATGTCACGCGCCTGCGCTTCGAGGATCTCCTGATAGTTCCCGCCCGCCATCGCCTCCAAGAGCGTCTTGCCCTCGACCGGCGCCGGGGGCGCGGGCGGTGCCTCGGAAGTGACCACCGGCACCGGGGGTGCGGGCTCGGGGGCACGTTCACCCTCGGCCACCACTCGCATATGCGGTGCCCCGGCGGGGCGGTGGGCAGTGCGCCGCGTGGCCATTACGCCGAGGCCGACCGCTTCGTCCCGGAGTTACCGCCATCGCGGCTCTCGTCGCCGTCGCGGTCCGGGTCCAGATCGGGCAGCTTGAGGCGGGCAAGAAGATCGTTGAGCGCTACGCGGTCCTTGCGCTGCTCGGCCAACTCCTGGCGGGCCTCATCGATCAACGGGTTGCGGACGCGCTGGCCGGTCGATCCGCGGATCAGCAAGTTGTCGCCGACCTCGCGGTGCAGCTCGTCGGCCCGCTGCTTGCGGTAGTCGATCCGGTCGGCCAGCTCGCACGCATCGGCCAAGAGCCGCAACTCATCCGGCCGCAGGGTGTACTCGTCCACGATGGAGCGCCACAGCGCTTCCCCTGAACCGGCCTCAGTCAGACCAGCCGGTGACGGCGTGCCGCCTGCTGTGGAATTGACGGGCGCAAGTTGCATGACAGCCTCCTTTCTGGGCCTCAGATCGCTTGTGCCGAACCGGCATACGTTGCAGCCGGTTGCACCCTCGGTGAATCGCCCTAGTGGTCAAGAAAAAACGAGATTCCAGAGAGGCCAACGCCCCTGAAACAAAATCGGCCAGGGGGGGCGGTCGCCTAAGCCATGAGGGGCGGCTGCCGGACCCCTCGGGTCACCCCGCCCTGGGGGTCAGAGCTGCTTGTCGATCAGTCGGCGGCGGGTGACGCCCGCGAGAAAGCCCTCGGCCTGCGCAACAAGACCCGTGGTGATGTACGACGGTTGCGAACCGCCCTGCGGATAGAGGGTGACGTATCCGACACGATCGCCGTCGTTGTCGATTGTCTGTGCACCAACGATGAGAACGTAATCGGTTGCCGTGTAGCGGGGCTGGCCGTCGTCGTCGCTTTCGTCTTCGGTGATCGCCGTCAGTGCGCGGACCACCTCATCGAGCTTCTGATATGCAGCTGCGCGACGCTCGTCCATCATCCCTCCCTCAGCTTCACTGCCACCAGCAGCGCTCGGTCACGAACGTGACACCACCGGGCAACAGGTCAACGTCCTTGTCGGACTTGTCGCGGTTGCACGCCCGGTGCATGGGCTGCTTGTTGTCAAGCGTGTCGCTACCGCCCCTGATCACTGCGGTGATGTGGTCAACAACGAAGGATCGCGGGTCGAGGTGGTCAGCGTCGTAGTCGATTGGCTCACCAGGAAACAGGCAGTGCCGGTAGGCGCAGGGCGGCTTGTCGGCGGCGATGATGCGCCGGTGCTGGTCGCGGATCGCGGTGTTGCGCTGAACAGACGACATCTCACCTCCCGCTGACGTTAGCTGGAAATGAACAAACCCCCAGGTCCGAAGGGGTTCGGGCATGGGGGTTGCGACTCGAAACGGAATACTAGCAGGTCAGGATGGACATATCCGCGCAGCGCAATTCGGGCGGCGTGTTTCGCGGTTAATCCGCAGGTTGCCCAGCGGGTGTCTGTCTATCGCCGTCGCGGGCGCCAGGTGCAGTACGCGGCCATGAGCGCACCGGCCAGCGCGGGCACGTCCTGCATGTGCAGCTTGTCGGGCACGTCGCGGATGGCCAGCTGATCACCGTGCGGGCTGATGCGCACCCGGCCGTCGGCCCACGGCTGATCGGTGATCGGTACCCGGACGTATCGACGGCCGGACTCGTCGGTGTCAATCTCGGGGAGCGCGATCACCGCGTGGCCCTTGGTCTTGAGGCTGTCGGGCAGTATCGACGCGATCATGTCGGCCACCTGCGCCTGGGTGTAGACGATCGTCTCGGTGTCACCCACGGCGCCGATAGTTGCCTTGCGGGTCGTGCCGAACAGGTTCGGGATGCTCTCAATGATTTCGCGAATGGCTTTACGCGCGTCCATCGGATAGTTCTACTGTCGGAGTCCGACACGCCGCTTAGCATTGAGCGATGGCACCGATTGACCTCGACCTTTTCCACGAGCACACTCGGGGAAGGGGCATGGTGGAGGTATTGCTGCGCGGTCATCTATGGCTTGAGAATGCGTTGGACGATCTAATCACGGCAGAGGTCAAGAACCCAACGCCTCTCAGTATGGACCGTATGAGATTCGCCAGCAAGGTGAATCTTGTTGAGGCGTTGGGTCTTCTGGGACAGAGCGAATCTCAGACGCTCCGGGAGATCAACAAGATTCGCAACCGTCTGGCCCACGATCTGCATGGCGAGCCGACGCTTGATGACCTCTCGCGGCTAGAGCAGGGGCTCTCGAAGACTCAACAGCGCATGGCTGACCGCCTGTGCCAGAGCGGCGACTATCGAAAACCGCCTGCCGATCCTGACCACATGATTCGTCTATGTATGACCCTCTTGGCCCTACTGGTGGATATTGAGTGGCGGCGGCAGCGATTGCTCTACCAGAAAGCAAATCGCACATCAATCGTCACGTTCGGGGTTATAGAGAAGATCGATAGGCAATTTGGCCGAAAGCCGAAGACTTGGGAGGAATGGCGCAAAGCCCACAATGTGCCGCCACCGCCCGACCCAATGGATGTGACTGTTAGCAAGCCTTGATCGAATTATGGGAGACAGTCGCTCATCGGTTGACCTTCTGTCGTGCGTTGTTTCGGTTGTCTTTTCGTAAAATTCTGCGGGCAGCTTCGAAGCTGTAGAGGGCGTTATCGGCTTCTTGGACACGGGTTTTGACGAATTTGCCTTGGTGCATGTATCCGCGTGGGCGTAGTCGTTTGATGGCGATCCAGCGTTCGATCTGTTCGGCCTCGATCGTTTCCCCCGCGTTCTCAAGGGCTTCGAGCAATGCGTCTGACGGCATGAGGTCGCGGGTGGCGAGTGCCTTAACCTGGTTGCGTTTTACGTCGATTTCCTGCCCGCAGGTTGGGCAATCGATTGTCCTATCGCCGTATTCGTCGTAGAGGATTTCTCCGCACTCGATGACGCGACCGTGCGCGTCCCACCCCGTGATGGTCGGGCATGCCCCGGCGAAGCGCCGTTCACGGCGATCGATGGCCCGCACGAGCTGGCCACCTCGTTGATCGGAGCCAACCAGATTCTTGATGTCGTCGTAGATCTTTCCGGCGATTTCGAGTCGTGCGATGGCCTCGGCGTTGACCTGTAGCCATCGGGCGAACATGCGGGTTTCCACGGTGTCAAGGCCAGGTGGGCGCCGTCCGCTGTGCTGCTCGGCGACAGCTTCAACCCAGCGGCGCAGCATCTTTCGGGTTTCACGGGCGGTCTCGACGGCATCGAAGTCCATGACGTTCAGGTCTGAGGGGCCACGGGTGCGCCCGATGGTGCCGTGCGGTACGCGGTCGAGTTTCTGGATGCGTGCGTCGAGTTCGTCCAGGAGCGCGGGTACCTGGTCGAGCATGTTCCGCAGGACGGTGGTGCAGTCGTTGCACAGGTACAGCTCAGATGCTCGCTTGCAGGCCTTGTTGCGGCATTCGGTCGGCATCAGCTGTCTCGCTTCTCTGAGAGTCGTTGCAGGCAGGGGATCTTGCTCACGGTGCCGTTGGGGGCGTGGCAGTACTGGCGCGGCGGGACGCCGCAATTGGTGCATGGCCGGTTGATGGCGCCGGTGACCGTGTAGGCGTCGTAGACCGGTCCCGCGCAGCTGCGGCGTCGCCGTCCGGGGCC